ATAGAGGAAATTATACCTTCAACTAATTTAAGATAAAATGATTACAATATTACAAGAACCATTAGGACTAACCCCTACTAACGCAGAGCATATCTACACATTTAGTTCAACACTAAATAATGACCCCAACTACCCGAACTTTAAGTTTGTGGTTGATGTCTGGTTCCGTCCTATTACGGCACCTGAAAAAGTGGCAAGATTAAAGATTTACCCTAATGAATACGGCAGGGGTATTGTTGATGTTGGTGAAATACTGACAAGTTATATTAAGGGAAACCCCCGTAGTGAAACAGCACAAGGGGCAGGTTGGAACACAACAGGTTCAACTGCTTATACTGCTACAACATACAACGGACTTATTAGTAATGCCCGTTATGTTAGTAATCAAAATGCCTATAATGATATTACCACTTATGACCCCTTTTATCAAATTGAGGAATATAGGGTAATGATAGGGGAACAATACACAGAACAGGTTGGTAGTATTACTAATGAAATTATTTTAATACCTAGTGATGTGTCTGTTTATCCATCAAGTATGTCTGTATTCAACGGAACAGGTAATACTATTAGTTGGACTGGTGCTGCTATAAATCAAATAGTACAAACAGGAAACACTATTGAGTGGGCTGTTTATTCAGGTAGTCCTACATCAACTAGTCCTGTAGTATCGGGTTATTATACTGGCAGCACACAGACAAATATATTACCAACAAGCCCTTATGGTTCAGGTTGGACTTTGGAAATTATAGAGTTGTATTCTAATATCAAGTGGTATTATACAAATGGAGGTAGTAGTTGGGTTTTTGTGGAACAAGTATTACCTGATATGTTATTTGGTTATGAAAATAGCAATTATGGTGGGATTTTTATGCCATATCAAAAACAGATATGGCCTGGCAGACAAATAAACACAACCAACTTTAACTACAATAAAATCAATAATCAGTATTGGAGTTCGGGTAATACATACGGAACAAATAACCACTTGTTTTATGAAGCATACAAGTATCAATTTACAGGTTATACATATCAGGGGGAAACAGCCCCCGCTTTGTTCTTAAACAACTTTGGTGATGCTTTGGGTTCATTTGGTTATAGTGGTGATAGTTCTAACAGAATAAGACATAGAAAACATCATTATCAGTGTCCTATTGTATTGTCTTTTTTCAACAAAAAGAACTTGTTATACACAAATAATTCTATAGGTATTACATCAACAATAGTAGAAAACAATAGTGTTGTTGGGGTTAGTTCATACCAGTTTGATTATACAGCACCTTATACTAACTTTTGGTATAACCCTAGTGAAATATTACAGACATACACTAACATTTTTGATAATCACCCTGGCAAGCAGATTTACCTTAACACTTATGATGACAACGGGGAAAGAAATAGTGAGTGGGTTAGATTTGATTTGAGTGATACAAATTGTTTAAGTACCCCTATACACTTTTTATACCTTAATTCTAACGGAGTTTGGGATACTATTACCTTTGATAGAAAGAGCATTAAAACCTTCAACATTACAAGGGACATATACGCACAAACATCTAACCTAAATAAACCATTATACAACAGATTATCAACTGACGCAAGGAAAGTGGTATATGATATTGATGTGGTGGAACAAATAACAGCACAGAGTGATTTTGCTGATGAAAATGACAGAATATTATTTGAGGAGTTGTTTATGAGCCCTGAAGCATATATGATTAGGGAACACGAGCAGTATGAAATACCATACCAACAAAAAACCCCTTATTTAATACCGATAAATATTTTATCTAATTCTGTTGAAAGATTTAAGAGCAGGTATAATAAATTGTTTCAGTATTCATTTAACTTTGAGTATAACCCTATAAAACTTTACAGAACATCATTCTAATATGGCATTAAAAGCACTACAACTAATAACCACTATTGACGGGGTTAAAAGAGAAATTGAGTTATTCGGTGATGAGGATATTACTTTGGAAATGTCCTTTGCCGAAATACAAGACATAACAAAAAAGAACTCCACCTATACGCAGTCCTTTAATGTTCCTGGCTCTAAAAACAATAATGATATTTTTAACCATTTTTATAACCCTGCGGCTACTACAATAACTTATGATGTTAGAAGGAGTTTTAAGGCTTTTTTCAACTATAATGGTAATATCATATTAGATGGTTATGTGCGTCTTAATTCAGCAACAACAGAAAGAACACTAAAAATCTATAACATTACCTTCTATACAGAGGTGGGGGATTTATCCGCAGAAATTGGGGATAAGTTTTTATATGATTTAGATTTAAGTGATTTGATTATACCCTATAATGATGAGGAAATTAGAAAATCACAATATAATTGGGACACATTAGATTTTATACCTGAAACTGACCCGATTAAAGATGAAAAAGTATATTTTCCGTTATTGTTTAGTGGTTATGACTACATAAGTGGTGATACTATTGATACTAACGCATCACCCCTATTAAGTTTTGATGGTTCAACGGGTAGTTTTACTAATAGTTTATCACCATTACCATTTAACTATTATCGCCCCGCAATATCTGTTAGGGAACTTTACACAAAAATTGTAAATCAAGCGGGTTATAATATTGATAGTTCATTTTTGGATACATCATATTTTAAGAGATTTTATTTACCCCTAACATTTACTACTGATGGATTACCATTAAATCAGTCATACGCACCACAATTAGAAACAGAACAATTTAGTTCGGGTGGAATACCATATAAAACACCTGTTAGATTTACAGACACACAGAGCGGGGGTACAGCATCTTATTTAAGAGCATCATTTAGAGATGTTATTGTTGATAATTTTAATGCTACTACTAACCCACAGGTTCTTTATTTAGAAACACCAGGAACATATACAATTAGATTTAGTGCTACGGCAGGTAAAAAATTGGGTACTGACCCGTCATTACTTTATTCTATGTTTATATGGGTACATAAATTATACAATTATCCGTTATTTAATAACATAGGAACTACAATATACTATGATGATGTCATAAATGCTGGACCTAGTGGATTTACCAACTTTAATTTTACATTAGAACTACAAGGTGGTAATGCCTATACATTTGATTATACGCCTGGCGGTGGAACGGGTGATACAAACACAGCCTTAATAGCGTTTAGTACTGAACTAATATCTGGACCTAGACAAGTCAGCGGAAACACAATAGATTTTAGATTAGAACTACCTGAAAAAGAATACAAACAGATTGATTTTATCCAGTCGGTAAATAGAACCTTTAATATGGTGGTTGTTCCTAAAGTTGATGAGGAAAAAACCCTTATTGTTGAACCGATGATTGACTTTATTGGTAAAGGTAATGTATTGGACTGGACACAAAAAGTAGATGATGATAAACCTATTATGATTACCCCTATTACCACATTTATAGATGGTACTTTATTCTATAATACAAAAGGGGATAGTGATGTAGGAAACACCACTTTTAAGGAAGCAACTAACCGCCCCTATGGTAGTCAGTACATTTTATTAAATCAGGACTATAAAGACAAACAAACTATATTTGAGACGCTGTTTTGTAGTTCTGTTGATGGTGGATTAGACAACTTGGGGGAACACTTAACAATACCACAGGCTGCTCTTGTTAAAACACAAGATATTCAAGGTGTATCCACACAATTATTTAATGCCTATAGAACATTACCCCGTATGGTATTCAAGGGTACTTATACCCCGATTGAGAACTGGGGTTATGTTCCTTATTATACACTAGGAGGTTTTTATGGTAAATCAAGCAATAGTGGTTATACCTATAATCACAGATTTAGTACATATCCACAAGCATTTACAGGTTTTAGTCATTACACAAATTATAACTCAAGTGATAGTTTTGATACACAAGAAACTATGTTTGTTGATTACCCTAACTTATATGACATTTATTATAAAGATTATATTTTAGATTTAACTGATGAAGGTAATAGAATGATTAGTGCTAGTGTCTATTTGACACCAGAGGAAATTAAGAACATTCAGTTCAACGAGAAAATCTTATACAAAAATCAGTATTATAGGTTGAATAAGTTGTCTAATTATTCTTTATTACAACCAGACCTTGCTGATGTGGAACTTGTTAAATTGACAAGGGATTATACCCCACACCCTAAAGTGTGTGTTAAAATAACTGATTGTGATACTGGTGATGTTTATTACAGCAATACTGATAGAAACTATGGGTTCCTGGCTTATGTGAATAGATATGTAAAGTTTGTTTATAATATAGATGTATTCTGTGGTTATGTTGAACTTATTGATTGTAGTGAGGCGGGTAATTTTACAAACATTTTAAGGGTTGATACAGAATATACTTATGATATTGATAATTTAGGTAGATTACCCCTTTATGATAATTGTGGTTGTACTACATACACAGGTATTAGTATCACACAAGAGGTTATACCTAGTCCTACACCGACGCCGACGCCGTCTAATACCCCGACACCCACGAACCCTCCACCTAGTCCTACCAGGACACCGACAACCACTCCTACCCCGTCTGTTAGTCCTGCTCCACAATTTACATTTAACTATGTATTTGAGAACTGCGATTTAGAGGTTGAAAACCCTTATATTATATTGGGGGCATATTCAGCACTAACAGGAACAACAATAGTAGGTTTTGATGGTGGTTGTTATGAACTAATAGCATCATCAAGTCAGGTGGCAACTGCTACTTGGTATTCAACATTTACAGGTTGTAGTGAATGTAATATGGCAACACCGACACCGACGCCGTCTATTACCCCTACAATTACCCCTACAAGTAGTCCTATACCATTCTGCGTATGTAAAGAATACTACATAGAAAACAATAACCCTGAACCTGCTGGATTTAGTTATGTTGATTGTAATGGAAATACACAATTTAGTTTCATACCTGATTTTGATAATATTACAATATGTGCTTGTGAAGGTTCTATTGTTAGTGAGGTTGCGTTGTTGATAAATGATAATGGTTCTTGTACCATAACACCGACCCCGACACCTAGTGCTGGTGAGTGTATTTGTAGAACATATATTATTACAAACAACGGGGAAAGTGCGGCTCTTATAAGTTATACTGATTGTTATGGAAACCCGCAGAGTTTCTTTATGCCAGCATTAAGTTCTATGGAGTTATGCGGTTGTTTAGGTTCATTTAGTAGTGAAAGTTTAGTTGAGTTCTTTAACGCTGATTTTTGTGTTCCTATTACACCGACCCCGACATCAAGTCCGTTGAATATTACACCGACACCTACGCCGAGTGTATCACCGACTTTAACAAGGACACCTACTAATACCCCTACAATAACACCTACGAACACAAATACACCGACTATGACATCAACTCCTTTAGGTTGTAGTACTTATGATGTGTATAACCCTAATAGTTATAACTACACAACTGACTATATTGATTGTTCGGGTAATACCATATCATATACATTTACCGCATTTACTACAACTACTATTTGTTGTCAGTATAACGGAATAATTGACCCGTTCTATGTATTGAGTATTACTTATGTTGGAACTTGTCCTTTACCTAGTCCTACACCGACACAGACACCAACTAATACTGCGACACCGACACCAACTCCTGCTGTTTGTAGAACTTATTTATTTAGTGGGGAAAGTATATCGGCAGATGTATATTATTATGATTGTTATGGAAGATTTAGAAGTCAAGTATTAAATTACTCACCTAATTTTCCTGTAAGTATTAGTATATGTGCGTTAAATTACCCCGCTCCTTATGTAAATATTGGTGTGGCGAGTATTACAGATACGGGAACTTGTATAACGCAACCCTGCTCGCAATATGAACTTATACCGCTTAATACTTTTGGTATTGGGGGTAGATGGACTTATTATGATTGTAGTGGAGTATTTATAGACACAGGATTTATACCTTTTCCAACTACACAATATGTATGCGCACAAAATGGAACTATTACTCTTATATCGGGCGATGGTAATAATAGATTTGTTGGTACTTGTCCTACACCGACACCCACAAGTACCCCTACAAACACCCCAACAATTACCCCTACAATAACTCCTACGGCTACGGACACGAGAGCGTGTAGAACATATACAATAGCAAATACTGGTTTTAGTTGTACTACTTTTAATTGGACTAATTGTGATGGAACTGCTGGCACACAAACATTATGTAGTTATGCTTCAAGTAATATTTGTGCGAAACAAGGCAGCGTTTCTTTTGATATAAATGGAACAATAACGGATATTGGAACTTGTCCGTAAAGTGAATAAATTAAAAAAACATATATTAAAATAAGATGGCTAAAACTATTGAATATAAAGTTAAGATTGTAAATGAAGGGGGAGATGTTGTTGAAAAAACAGCCAAGTCCTTCAAGGATTTACAAGCATCACAGAGTTCTTTATCTGCTGAACTACAGAAAACAGATTTAGGTAGTAAAAAGTTCAAGGAACTACAGACAGAACTAAAAGCAACTAATGGTGCGATTACTGATGCTAAAAATAAGACAACCCCCTTTTTAGAAAGATTAGGTGAAATGCCAGGAGTGGTTGGTATTGCTGCCAAGTCCTTCGGTGGATTGGGTGAAAGTATGAAACTTATAGCAACTAACCCTATTGGACTTGTTCTAACAGCGTTGGTTGGTATATTTACGATGGTTAAAAAGGCTATTAGTGAAAATGATGCTTTAACAGATAAACTGGCTAGTACCTTTTCTAAATTAAGTGGTATTTTAGACCCAGTAATGAAAATTGTATCATCACTAGCAGAGGTGTTAGTTGGTGCCTTTAGTGCGGGTGTTGAAGCGATTGTTAGTTTGGTTGGTAGTATTGGGGGGTTCGGTAAAGATATGGAAAAAGCGGCTAATGAGGCTGCGGCTTTAACAGATGCGTTAGATGGATTGGAGGACAAGGAAAGGAACTTGTCTGTTGAAAGGGCTAAACAGAATAAATTGACGGCAGAAGCCCGTGAATTATTAAGTGATGCTAATGTACCCCTAAAAGAAAGACAAGCGGCATTAGATAAAGTTAGAAAAAGTGAGGAGGCTATGGCTAATAAAGAAAAAGCCATCGCTAAAGAGCGTTTGGATATTCTTAAAAGACAACAAGCCGCAGAGAAAAAAGCGGGTAAAGACAAATTAGAAACCACACAGGCTATAGCAGCCGCAGAGGCTAAATTGTATGAAGCAGAGGCTAGTGCGTCCGCTAAACAAAGATTATTCAACAAACAGGAAAAAGCCCTTGTAAATGAGGACGCTGCTAATTTTAGGGAAAAACAAAAAGAAAAGGCTGATGCCCGTAAAGCATCAATAGAACTGATGAAAAGTTATACCTTAAATGGTATAAAAGATGAGGAACAAAAAGCGTTATTGTCAATAAAATATGCCAAGGACGCTCAATACGAACAGATAAATAACCTAAAGATTAGTCTGGCTGAAAAGAACAAGTTGAAAAAGATGGCTGATGAGGACGCAGCAAGACAAGAAGCGGAGGTTAAATCAAAGTATGCCAAAGAAGCGGCTGACTTTATAGAACAACAGAACTTAAAGTTGATTAAAAGTGATGATGACAGGGCTAAAGAAACTTTAAGAATTGCTAATCAAAAAGAAATTGACAGAATAAATGCGTTAAAGATTAGTGAGGAACAAAGAGCACAATTACTATTAAATCAACAAACAATTTTTCAAGCAGAATTAGATAAATTAAATATGACTGCTGATGAAAAAGAAAGACAAAGGAAACTAAAAGAAATTGACACCCTGATTGAAATAGAAGGGCTTAAAGAGGCTAAAACAGAGGAACAAAGGGCAATACAAACAGAGAACATTAAAAGGTTCTTAAAACAAAAAATGGACTTGGAATTGTCTGCGTTAAACCTGACTGCTGATGAAAGAGCGTTGATTGAAAGTAGATATGCTAAACAGATTGAAAATATTGATAAAGGTATAACTGATAATAAAACCGCTAATGCTGAAAAACAAACACAGGCAGAAATACAAAAAATGGCGGCTATTAGTGATAGTTTGGGGACTTTAGGTGAGTTGTTGGGTAAAGATACTGAAGCAGGTAAAGCGGCGGCAGTAGCACAAGCCACCATCAACACCTATAAGGGTATTACAGAAATCATCGCAGCCAAGTCAGTATTACCTGAACCAGCAGGTTCTATTGCCAAGGCTATACAAATTGCGGCAGTTCTTGCTACGGGGTTAAAATCTGTTTCAACAATTAAAGGTGTGAATACAGATGTACCTTCAACTAAAGCAGCACAGGGTGGATTGATTACTGGTGTCGGTAGTTCAACATTAGACAATATACCTGTAATGGTTAGTAATGGTGAAAGTATAATCAACGCTAATAGTACCCGTATGTTTAGTCCATTATTATCAGCAATAAATGAAATGGGCGGAGGTAGAAGGTTCGGTGTTGGAGGGGTTGCTGGTGTGGATACACAGACATCTACAGCATTATCTTTATCAAGTAGTATTAGTGGATTGATGGATAAACCGATTAAAACTTATGTGGTTAGTAAAGATGTTTCAAGCACGCAAGCCTTGGATAGACAAATTAAAAACCGCTCAACAATATAACTTTTTATATTTATAGATGATGAATACAAGAATTGTAGAACTTATAATTGATGATAATTTAGATGAGTTCGGTGGTATAGATGGAGTGGCACTTGTAGCCCGCCCAGCCCACGATGAAAACTGGATGACATTTAACACAGCATTAGACACTTGTTGTGATACAGAATTGAAAAACATTTTTGAGGTATTAGATGATGACAAATTGACCGAATTAGGTAGGTTGATGGGTGAGTTAGGAGAACCTGATGGTATATTAGAAGCCGATGGTTATGAATTAGTATCAATTAAACCTATTAGAGACAAATATGACTTTAGTGTTGGTGATTATGCTAAACCTAATGAGAAATCAGGTACAGACAGCATAGGTAGTGATAGAATAAGATACAAGTATATTGGGCCTAGGGACAAGAAAAATAGAACCTTCTGCGCGCAGATGATGACTGCCAACAGAGTTTATAGAATTGAGGACATACAAGAAATGACACAGGTACAAGCCAACGCAGAGTTTGGGTACTATGACATATTTAGATGGCGTGGAAGTTTTAACTGCCGACATTTTTGGGCTGAACTAACATATAAACCAACTGGAACCATCATCAATAAGTCATCTGTTAGAAAGGGACTTGTTAGTGATGAAATATATGCCCCACAAGAAAGAACCATTACAAATAAAACTGCTAATGCGTGGGAAAGGGAAGGTAAATCAACTGAAATATACAACCCTGGCAGATTTACTATGGCAGAGGAAAGTTATAATGATTACCCCGAAGCCGCAAGTGAAAACGCTTGTAGAGTTTTAAGATGGATTGATGAATATGGTAGAAATGAGGTTAGTGGAATGGAATTGACGGGGCTTGCGAGGGCTAATCAGTTGTGTAAAAAAGAACCTATTAGTAGGGAAACTATAGCCCGTATGGCATCATTCAACAGACACAGAGGAAATAGTGAAATAGCCCCTGAATACAAGGGTACGCCTTGGAAAGATAAAGGTTATACAGCGTGGTTAGGTTGGGGTGGAACTGAAGGTGTTGATTGGGCTATGAAAAAGTTAGAACAGATTGATACTGAAATGGCAGAGTTAGAGGACGCCTGCTGGCCTGGCTATGAAGCCATAGGTACAAAAGAATTAAATGGTAGATTAGTTCCTAATTGTGTTCCTGTTAAAATGGAAATTGAAACAACAGGACTATCGCCATATACAGATGAAACTGGTAAAAAGAAAAAACCAACTATTATAGAAAACTTTAGTGGTGAAAAACACGCATTTAGTTTAGATGATGATAAAATGGAAATCACGGGGGCGGCTATAGTTCCTCAAAAGTTCATTATCCGTATAAATGAGTTTAACCAGCCCTATTATGTATTCTTTAGTATGGAAACTACTAAACTACTGGCACAAAAGTTTATGAAAGACAATATCAATAACTCAACGAATATAGAACACACTAATAAGAGTGCTAAAGCGTTTGTTAGTGAAAGTTGGATTGTTGAAAACCCCGATAATGATAAGTCAAATGCGTTGGGGTTAAATTACCCACAAGGGACTTGGGTTATTACTATGAAAGTACAAGACGCTCAACTATGGAAAGACATAAAAGCGGGTAAATATAAGGGTTTTTCAGTAGAGGGCTTCTTTAGTGAAAAACTTATATTTAATGATATACAGAATAAATAAAAATAAACAAAATATATGAAAAATACAAAACTAAAAAAACTACAAGTACTTTTAGGATTAGTGCCACAAAAGTTCGGTTATATGACTACTGATGGTGTTGAGTTGGTAATTGAAAATGATGCTATGGAAATGGGCTCAAAAGTGTATGTTATTACACCTGAAGGGGAATTACCTATACCTGATGGAGAATATGAAATGGAAATGGGTGCTAAACTTAAAACTATGGGTGGTGTAATTGAAAAAATGGAAACAATTGCCCCAGAACAAGAAATTATTGATGTACCTGCCGATGACGCAGACATTACTAGTGTTCCTGCTGATGAGGAAATGGCAAGTGCTACATTAGTAGATGGAACTAAAGTTGAGGCTGAAGGTGATTTTGAGGTTGGAAAACCTTTATTTGTGATTACTGAAGCAGGTGAAAGAGTACCAGCACCAGAAGGAGAACATACAACAGACAGCGGTATTGTTGTTGTTGTTGATGCTGAAGGAGTTATTACGGGTATTAGAAAACCTGATATGGCACCAGAAGGTTCATTAGAAACTGAAATGTCTATTGATGATGTTGTGGAAACTTTTACATCAGCATTAGAAAACCTAAACAAAAAATTAAATGAAATGAATGACAGATTTACTGATTTAGATAGTAAGTTCAACAAGTTCAGTTCATTACCAGCGGGGGAAAAAATCTATGATAAAAAAGGATTTACTACCGCTGTTAGTACCCCTTCTTATAGTTCTAAAGCAGAGGCTTTAATGGCGTTAAGAACACAACACATAAAAAATAACTAATAAAAACAAAAAATAATAAAATACAAAAACTATGAAAAAACATAATTTTTCTTTTGATTTAAGTTCATTATCAACCTATACCGATGAGGTAGGAGGATTGTTATTGACTGAAGCAGTTGCTAAAGCAAAAACTGCCGAGGCTTGTTATATCCAGAGTGGTATTAAAGGCTCACAAGCAATAAACCTTTTAACATCAACACTTAATGTCCAGGCGGGTACTTGTGGTTGGAATAGTTCAGGTACAACTACTTTTACACAGAGAGATATTGTTGTATGTCCTTATAAAGTGAATGAGAGTTTATGCCCAGCGGACTTAAACTCATATTGGGCGGGTCAGTTCTTAAATGCGGGTTCTTATAACGAACAGGTGCCATTTGAGCAGCAAATCGCTAAATTGAAGCAAGAACAAATCAGTATGTTTATTGAAAACAAAATCTGGCAGGCGGCAACATCTGCTTCAGGTGGAACTGATTGTTTTAACGGATTGTTGAAATTGACATCTACTGCTGTCACCAGCAGCGAACAAGTCAATTTTACCCCAACAGGTTCAACATCAGCAATTACTAGTTCTAATGCTTTGACACAAGTAGATTTACTTATCGCTTCTTTACCTGACGCTGTGTTAAACAGAACGGATTTAGTTGTTATGATGTCTAATCAGGCATACAGAAACTATGTAGTTGCTTTAAGAGCGGCTAATTATTTTCATTACACACCAGAAGGTGCTGGAGTAGATTTTACTACTTTTCATCCAGCAACCAACATTAGAGTAATGGGCGTTCCTGGATTATCGGGTTCTAACAGGGTAATTTTAGTTCCATCACAAGAGGTAGTAATTGGGGTGGATTTAATGGATGACAGCGAGCGTTTGGATATGTTCTATTCTAAAGATTTTGACGAGGTAAGAGTTAGATGTAATTTTAAGTTGGGTGTGAATATCGCTTTTCCAGAAAACATCGTGTCTAACGGACTTGCGTAATAAACTTAATTGTAAAAAAATAATATAAAAATATGAGTTATTCAAGTTGTCTAGCAACATCATCAATAAACTTGTCTTGTGCGGCTAATGTCGGCGGTATTACTAAAGCGTATGTCGTGGCTGGTG